TATTGTAATCATTTGTTCTTTGCCACATTTCATTTGTTCTCTGGTATGCCAAATCTGACATTTCCCTAGAGAATTCCTGATTTTCTTTGTTCAGGTTTGTAGCTACTAAAGCGTTTATTCCTGAATTGATTATTTGTCCACCGGCTTCTATTCCGGCTGCTGTTGTTGCATCACTCATAATGTTCTGTTTTTGAATGTTTTATGTAAGTATTTTTTTGAATTTTGACCACCTCTGTAACTCGTTGATTTTGAGAGCTGTGTCAATCCGCACTGTTTAACAAGAGGACAGTGCGGTTTTTTTAAAGGCTGCGATTGCCTTTTTTCGTTTCGTTCGTTGAACGCCTTTTTTATGAATCTTATTAGCTTCATTTTTATTTTACGAAGATACGTTTTTATTTTTAACCGGTAGGGGGTAACCCCCTGACCGGCTTAACCCCCCGAATTTCTCGGTTAACTAGCTGGTTTACAAGGCATTGGCTTATCCACTGCGTTACTGCGCTTTTCCTTGTAAAAGCAGCATCTAACCTCGAAAACTCGGTGTACTATAGGGTTAATCCTGTTTAGGATTACCCTTTTCGTTTATTTGTTTTTCGTAATCTTCGATGATTTTTTGTTTTTCTTTTTCTGCTTTTATTTCGTTTTCTTTTTGTTTTTTAATTTGTTCTTTTTTAGATATTTTATCTTCTAGGTTTCCTAGTTTTTTGTTCATGTTTTCCAAATCGATTAAATCCTTTACTTCCGGTAGTAACTCTTCACCGGTATATTCCATAGAATTATCCATTTCCATAGGTAATCCATTTTTATGTCGTTCGATCATTTGTTTGATGGAACGTACTTGACCCGGTACAGTCATTTTTTTACCTTTTTTAGTATTTAGTTTTTGATGATAAGGATCATATATTGATCGGAATTTACTTTGTTTTTTTTGTGTCATTTTATTATTTTTTTAATTATCCAAAAATCAGAGATTTTTACGCTAAATTTTGTTGCCTATTTGCTTCGCCAAATATCCGACGCCCACGCATACCACGTGAAGCGTCAGATGTTTAACAATTGTTAATTTATAATTTCGGTGTGCCATAGTAAGGCATTGGTCTGACCGCTTTTATTCTATGGTACATTTGAATCCAAAAGGGGTCTGTTAAGTCACCGGCTGCAAATACCCGTTGCATTAATTCACCACTTTCAGCTTGTGTAGTGATGAATGTTTCATTAAGGTTTGGTACATTTCCGAATTTTCTAGCCATATGAAATGATTGCATTCCGGAGGTTTGAAAGTCACCTGTTATTTTGCCACTACAGTATTTATATTCGGCATAACGTGATTGATAGCCGAATGTTTCGTTAGCTGAACCGGGTAGACATACTATTTCGTTTTCTTTTACTTCCTGTTCACCAAGATGGGCAAATTTTGGATTATAGAAATCAGTTGGTAGTGTTTTTGACCAAATACGGTCTAATCCTTGCATATAGTTAGTTACTGGGAGAATAGTCAGTAATCCTAATAATACACCATCCTCTTCAAAGAATTTATATTTATTTCCGGTTTCGCCTAGTGCTAGACCATGTCCGGACTGATTTCCTTGAGGGGTTTCACCATTTTCTGATGTTTGTAATACTTCTGAAATCATTATGGGCGTTTTTGAGCCACCTAAGAACTCGGGACGGTCTAAACGACCATCACTACTGTTTACACCAAAGAAATTGCGTAAGAACTCTTTATAACGTGAACCACCTCTCATTAATAACTCTCTATACCTTTGCATTGCATTGGCTTCACGAATGTCGTTAAGATCTATTTCTCCCTGTAGAGGAACTTGGGCTTCATAGTTGTCCATTGATAATTTATCGGCGTGCTGATTTTGTACTGATAATTCACCTAAGGTGTTTGTACCTAAACCTGCAACATTATCTGCGAGGCTACCATCTTCATTGTATACGGTTGCGATTTTTTTCATGTCTAAGACACCTACGCCACCGACATCGACCTGCACAGGGTCGCCTTTTTGAGCTTCAGGGAGACAACTTGTAAAGTAATCTTTTTCCCAAGCACGATAATGACAGTCCTGAATTTGCTGGGACGTTAGAGCTTCAACATCTATCTCTTCTTGAAGATTTTGGTCTCTATAGTAGTCATTCCATATTTTGTGGTATGCCCTGAAAGGCAATTCTGAAACCTCTACGGAGCCACCCACTATGGGAGGAAATCCTAAAAAGTTTGGTAGAGTACCTGATTGAGCCATTTCAGCATCTACGCTTACTTTTGGAATTGTCGCTTCTATTTCCTCTGTCCTAAACTTTTGCCAGTTTTTCCATACTAATCTATATGGTACATAGAAATATTCTATTTTCATATTTACTCTGTGCATTAATGGGCTAACCATTGGGGCACATCTTAGAAGGGCTTCTGTGTTTATTTGAAATTTGTCACCGGGAACTACTTCTTGCATTAATATTGGAGTTATTTTTCCTAGATTGGTAGTTGTTTTATGGTCGTGTGACAGATCGAATGCAGATTTTTTTTGCACTGGTCGCTTTATTGAATTAAATATTTTAGCCATAATTTTGAATGTTTAGTTTTTTAGATCGTTTTAATAATTCTCTTTGATACTTTCTTTTAGCTATGACAGTATCATATTCTTGATCAATCATAGCGTTATGTTTATCACGTTCGCCGATTAATTTTATTGCGGTTTCACAACCGAATATTTTTTGTTTTAAGTATCTCGGCATTGGATATTTTTCTTGTTTATTAAATACTATTTGTGAAATGAATAGCTGTTTATGCCATTTTTTTATCTCATCATTGAGATATGAACTTCCTATTCCTTTTGACATTATAGCAAAAGGTGGATTTTTTTTGCGCTTTCCGTAATTCTTTTTTTGTACTACATAAGATACAACATAATTTATTGAATCACGATTTACATTTCCGACGTCTACTATTCCTTTATTCCATGTTTCATAGAATAATTCTAAATCTATATTGAATGCTATGACATGATAATGGGGACGGCGAAAGCGTTCGCCATATTCCCCGACAGCATAATATTTGAATTCTGATTTTTTGTTATACTTTTTTTCGTAGTGTCGTCGATAGAGTTTAAAGAAATTTTGTAATCCTTTTTTATCGAGATAACCAGGATTGTTATCCTTGTCATAAGTAAGGGTAACAAAGTACGCATTTTTACAGTATTTTTCCTCTATTTGAATGCGCGTAGCCCATGTTGAGTATAGCCTTATATAACAATCCATACATTGTCCACAGGGGACAAGGCGTTTTTGCTCTGTTAGTGTTATTGGTGTATGACAAGCCATTTTACAATCTTATGCCACCACGTGATGATCGATATTTGCCGATTTTTTGAAACCTCTTTTTCCTACGTTGGTTAAATGTACCACGTTTTTTCCTGTTGTTGAATTTTGTTTTCCTGTACTTTGTTCTTTTGTAAGACATAATTTATAAGTGTTTAGTTAGAAAATCTACTATTGCTTCGAGCAATAATAATATAATTACATAGATATAATATCTAATTTTTACGATTATCTGTTTGATTGTTCTTGTAGCCATTTCGGTAGTCCATGATAAATGTCGTATACTGCTTTCCATTGAGTAGGCGCACTGTCAGGAGCATATTTGTTTTCCTGAATAAATCCACGACGCCAACTATCGTAATTTTCTTTGAATGTTGCACGTTCTTCTTGTGCAGTTAGGTTAAGAATTTGTTGTTCAGTTTTTCTGATATTGGCATCTAAGCCCTGTAGTTGATATTTTTTTATTTCAGAATGTTTAGAAGCATCTATAGTTTTCATTCTGTTAGATAATTGTTTCCCGATATTGTCCTGAAGCATATTGAGTTTTTGTTGCTTCATTAATTCAATTTGTTGGTTTTTGAATCTCATATCATTGTAGGTACGCATCATATTTCCGACTACATCCATTTTAGGCATTACACCTTGATATTTTGCTTGTGCAGGAGTACCGGGTTGGGTTGTACCACCACCGGTTGCACCTGTGCCATACATTAAGTGAGGGTTTAGTCCTGCAGCTTGTAATCTTTGCATTCGTGCCTCTGGAGTATTGTAATCATTTGTTCTTTGCCACATTTCATTTGTTCTCTGGTATGCCAAATCTGACATTTCCCTAGAGAATTCCTGATTTTCTTTGTTCAGGTTTG